AATATCCGTGATGTAAACGAAGGCATCCAAGCATTCGAAGAAATGCAATCCGAAACAGGAAAGAGTTTCGAGAATAGAATGGGTGGTTTGATGGAGAAGTTGCGAACCGCCGACCAAGGCGAAGCAACTGCAATTCTCCAACAAATTCACGCTATGCGTGAAGAAGCACACAAGTCACTATCATTAGAAGAAGCAGAACGACTAGACTTTATGGCAAAGACTGCCCAGAGAGGTCTGGATAGTATAGCATCCAACACAGGAATACTGAAGGGTGCTATTATGGAAACCCTTCCTTCTCTCGATAAATTCGCAGAGAGTGTGTTGGGTGGTGGCATTCTTGGTAAGTTTGCTGGTTCAGTAATTCGAAAAAAGAAAGCCGCGAGAGAAGCACAAGAGACTGCAAGAGGTATGGCTGCCTCAGGTGGTCAACAAGATGCCGCCAACGCTGCCGCTACGTCCGCAGGAGCAAATGCAAGTGAAGGTGGTGTAGACCTTGCAATGCAAATGTCCCAACAAGCAATTGTCGGGGAATTGCGAGAACACACCAAACACTTTAAGAATCTTCTTGGTATAGAAGATAAACAATTAGAGCAACAAAGAAAACAAGCAGATGGTGTTCTTGATTCGAAGGAAAGCGAAGGCGAAGCACTCGCAACCGATGAAAGACAACACGACGAAACCGTTGCCGCACTGAAAGCAGGTGGTGGTGGTGAAGACGATGGTGATTGTCCGAGAATCCCTGGCGGATTTATGGATGCAGTGTTGGGAGCGTTGTCTGGTAAGTGGATTGCACAAGCCGCAACATTCTTAATGACACCCCTCAAGAAAGTGGTTGGTGTTGTTGCAGGTGGTGTTGGTAAAGCAGTCGGTTTCCTTGTGCCAAAGAAATGGACTTCTGGTCTTTCCAAATTCTTTAAGTCATCAGACAAAGCACAAGCAACATCCATAGGAAAAACAGGTAAGTCCGCAGGGTTCCTGAAAGGAATTGTAGACAAATTTAAAGGTATAATCAAAAGCCTAATTGACACTATCAAAACTGTATTCAAGTCTATCGGTGATGTCATCAATACGATTGCTAAAAGTATTGGTAAGGTTATGAAAACAATCGGTAGGGGTATTGCCTCGATAATGAAGGGTATTGCCAAAGGTGTTGGATACTTTGGTAAGAAGAGTGTTATACTGGGTGCAGTGGCACTGGGTATCGTTGCAGGTGGTTTGTGGTTATTCTCCAAAGCAATGGTAGAATTTACCAAGGTGAGTTGGAAAGCGGTGGGAGTTGCCGCAGTCTCGATACTTCTCTTGGTGGGTACTCTTGTTCTACTTGGTGCATTAATGATGTCTGGTGTTGGTGCAGTTGCACTCTTACTTGGCGCTGCCGCACTGGTAATTGTTGCAGGTGCTATGTTTGTGCTTGGTAAAGCGATGCAAGAATTTGGAAAAGCGGCTAAGTACTTTATGCCTGTATTCAAATTGATAGGTGAAGTATTAGTAAGACTTGCCAAAGTTGCTATGCCATTATTTATGAAAGTAGCAGAAGGTTTTTCCGAGATGCTTTCGAAATTTGGCGATGCTATCCTTGCCGTCGTGACTGGCGTCAAAGAGGTTTTATTAGGACTCATTACCTCAGTGGCTCCAATTATTGATTCGTTAACGAATCTGATTGTTAAACCAATTGAGGCAATTGGAAATGTACTAGTTAATATTATGAATGCAATTGGTGATATTATAGTGAAGGTTTTCGATAAGGCCTATGAATCGATGGACAAATTCGGAGCGGCTGGACTGGCAAGCCGCCTTGGCAAGACAGCGTTAGCGATTACTGCATTAGGAATTTCACTTGGTGGTTTCGCTGCCGCTAAGGGAGCGGGTTCCTTTATCGGTTCGTCCTTGAAGGCGGCTGGCGACTTTATAGAGTTTGTTAATGTTTTCGGTAGTGCCCCACCGTCTGCAATGGAATTATTAGGATTCCTTTCCTCACTCGATACTACTGCTATGGAAAGAATACCCAATGCGTTAAGGAAAACGGGAGAAGGTCTTGCGGCGTTTGGAAGTGTGTCAATTGACACAGACGCGGCATATGAGGCAATAGGAGTTCTAGAAGAATTTGCAGATGAACTTGGACATCCAACAGTAGTCAAGGGGTTTGAGGCCTTGTCTAAAATTAATATTCAAACTTTTGCAGATGGTTTATTGTCAATATTTGAAATTGCAAAATATGTGAAGGGTGACGGATACGCTGTATTTGATGCAATTAGTGATATGATGAAGATGTTCGACCACATCCCAGAACAACTAATAGACGATAAGGCTAACGCATTTAACAGATTGGCCGATTCTCTTGGAAATGTAGCAGACGAGATGCTACGACTTGATGGTGTGGATATGACCAACGCTGGTTATGCATTACAACTTGCACAACAACAGAACATAGAAACCAAAGAAAGGGCGTGGTGGGACATACCTGGCCGTATAATGGATGGTGCAATGCAACAGCAGTCACCTCAAGCAATAATCCAGGCTCCAATGCAGATTTCTTCGCAGAACAGTCAGCACTTCCACGGCCCAATCGTATCAAGAAATCCAGACACAAGTCTAAACAATCTATTATCAAGAAGACGATAATAAAAAAGAGGACTCCCGAAGGAGCCCTCTTTCTCATCGATTTTTCGAAAGTTAAATTAACCTTCGTTTGCTAACTTCTCGAAGTACGAGAGAGCATCGCCGGACTCACCATCCTCTTCAACGACGGGTGCTTCAGCGGCTGACGACGACGAGACATCAGACTTAGGGGGAGAGGTGACCTGTTCAGCACGGGCAAAATCTTCACCACTGCTACGGATATCACTACCCACAACCTTGTGCAACTTAGTCCTAAGTTCATCATAAGACTTGAAGTTGCTTGCGTCAGTGAACTCGGTAAGGGCATATTGAGTCTTCCAAAGTTCTTCCAACTTTGTATCATCACCATCATATACCTTTGATGCTGATTCAAACTCTGACTTATCATAGTTGATAAATCCTGCAACCTTACGAACCTTCAACTTGAAGTTTGCACCTTCCCAGAAATCAAATGGATTCACGGGAGTTTCATCTGCAAATTCAGGGTTCATTGCTTCGTTGACCTTATCAAAAATCTTCTTACCATACTTGTAGAGGAAAATCTTACCTTCATTCTGAGGATTCGCAGGGTCGCTAACCACAAGAATGTTGGAGATGTAAGACAAACGACGCTTGCGATTGCGAGCAATGTCCTTATCACTGTCTTGACCACTATTCCAGAGCAGAGTATTCATTTCTGAAACTGGGTCTTTTTCACCAAGGGTAGTGCGAGAATTTTCGATGTACCAGCCCCCAGGACCCTTGAATCCGTGAGTGAAAAGACGCGCCCAAGGAATGTCTTCACCATCACAGGCGGGGAGGAATCGAATCACGGCATAGCCGTTACTGGACTTGTCAAGTTCTGGCTTCCAGAATCGGTCGTCCTTATAAGAGTCCGAACTCTTAGTAGTAAGTTTGTTCATTTCGGAAGTAAGTTTGTCGAAGCCACCTTGTGCCTTCTTCTTCATATCATTGAAACCCATAGTGTTTCTCCTTGTAAAGTGTGTACGTTGTGTACGGGATATTTGATTACTTGTAAAGTATAACCTATTTATTCGATAAAGTCAAATGCTTTCTTGCACTTTTTTCATAAGAATTTTTCGGTGTTTTGTTGTGTCTTTAATCGCCACGAATGGCTCGTAGTTCTGGCACTTTGTTCGAAGTTCATCCCAAAGAAGGTCATCTTCCATATCACGGTCGAACTGTTTCATAAAGCCAAGAATCTTATTCATAATGATGAAACTCTCAATACAAATATCTTCCCTTAATACTAGCCTCATCAGTAGTGGATGTGTTCCTTCTTCTGATACAAATATATCGTCAAAATGCATACCAGAACTTGACATTTCTTTTAGAATTGTATTAATGTCTTCGGTAAAGACCATTGTGAGTGATTGTATTCGGCGTTTCCAATCAATAAAGATTCCTTCCGCCTCATCATCCATCGCCTCTCCAACCCAGAAGTCTCCCCTCGACACAAAATTAGAAACAAGGAATCCAAAGACATCCTTTCCCTGCTTTTTGGCTAATCTATCAAAGAAGAATCGGTCTTTCCTATTTTCATAGACCCTAACTGAAGACTTCGTTTTCCCATTGAACTTAAAGTAGTCATAGGATTTTCTAGTGAAGTGTAGTTTTAAGCCTAAATAAATGCAGAAAGCCTCGTATCCGTTCATAGAGGCAATCTTGCCCCTCGTGGGAGCAGATTGGATTCTTGACCTTCGTTCTCTAGTTTCTCTATAATTGGTTTGGTTAGAAATTTTGCTGCCACCTGTGGTTCAATATTTTTCTCTTCGCATAATCCGAGAACAGCCTCGATATACCCTCCGCCGTTCTTTCTTACGAATTCTTCGACTTGGGCTGCAAAATTATCAGAATCTTCAAAAATCATATCTAAGTTCCTTATGCAATAATGATACCATAATCTGTTGGTGATGCAATAATATTTATACATAATAGGTAAACTAAAATATCTCAAGGAGAGTTTAAACAATGACAATCAACGACCCACAAGCAAATATAGCGGGAACAGACGGAACATATCCTGTTCATACCGCCTATTACCCATCAGTAGAAGGTGCAGGTTTATTACACGGTGGCTCAGGTCACTTCCAGTTAATGGGGTTGGCATTTGATAATGGTGGTAACTCTTGGGCAACCGCAACAGAAGCATCAGGATATCCTGTACGAATTCCTGCGGCTTCTACAATAGGCACCTACATCCAAGATGTGTGGGGATGTATCGGAACTGCTGGCGGTGGTTCTGCTTTTAATGTAGAAATTAAGAGTAATGCAGGACTGACTGTGAATGCAATTATATCCGACCTAATTGTTGGGATTACAATGAACCGAAGTCACGAATCTTCGACTATTGGTGTATATGGTACAGGTGGCACTGCTGTTGGTATGACTGGTTCTGTTTATATTATCAACAACGATTTATATCAACATAATGGACACGCTGTATTTGGTACAGGTGGTTCTTCTGTTGGTGGCGATGTTGGTGTGACTGGACAAGTTAAACTTGATTCGTCTAGTATTATTGGTGTGTTTGGTATGACTGCGTATGGTTCTTCGAAGGGACTTGACCTCGGTGTGACTGGACAAGTTAAAATTGACCCAACTTCAATGATAGGAATTAGTGGTGGCATTACCATTGGAAATATGGTAGACATCGCAGTTAAGATGCCATCAAACGGAGTCATTTCTGGAGCATTCACACCTGGCATTCTGGGAATGTCGCTTGCCGCCCGTGGACTATCAAGCGGAGTTAAAATTACTGCGTTTAGTACAGGTGCAACTACAGACTTTGTGTTTGTTGGTGGACCAACATCTCACGGATTGTCCCTCACTGGATATCCCCTAAGAGAAATGGATTCAATATTCCTCGAAATTGATGATATGAAATATGTTTGCGTATCTTCTGATAATGCAGCCGCTACATTTAGATACATCGCTACCTAATTGATAGTGTAAAGGAAGTATAATGGCCAGACATAGCGTCAGAAAAGGACTTAAGCATATGCTTCACGAAAGTGAAGTTGCAGGTACAACATACGGTATTCCGCACCAAGGAAACATATACACACGAATAACCCCCACAGTAGACGTTTCCATATGTAATCAAAATCCACACAGAAAACTACCAAACTCCAATGCTCTTGTGTCTGGTTATGATAATGCGGGAAATTTTCAGGGAGTAATTCCCGAAGGTAGTACCCACGGTTATTGGACAACCTCTGATATAGCAGATACACTAATACCAGAAGACCACGCTGGTTCTAGTACTGAACGATATGTGTCACGAATTATATTTGTATTTGACTTAAACCAAGCAGGAATTACTGCCGGTGATAAACTAATCGATGCACAATTCAGATTCATTTATTATAAATCAAACACAATTAAAGGTAATGACTCACACAACTGGGACTTTCATAGAATACATCCAGGCACAACTAATGCTGGAATTTCTCACGATATGGTGAATGTCTATGGTAACCAGTTAACACAAAATGCTACTTGGTATGAATTTGACCACAGTGGTACTGGTGTAAGTGGTGCAGGAGAAGGTGTTGGTCAGAGGGGGTTTGAAGGAACCACTGGTCCTACACACGGAGTGAACAGATGGGACAATCAGGGAATGGGATTCACTGGTTCCACTGCTGAACATAGAGGTGACAACTTTGGTGGGACTGGACAGTGGTTAGATTATAGTGATGGACCTGCTGGCTCAAATCAAGATACCACATATTCCACCCCACTATATGCAGAGTTTGAGGCTAGTCGTGCAACTGCAATTGCAGGAGGCGTTGTAAAGATAGACTTTTATAACGCGGTGGAAGATGCAAGAGCAAACTACAACAACTACTTAAGATTTATGATTAAAATAAGAGATGACCAGGATTCGGAAGGTGGGCCTTTGAGGTATCAGTTTATATCAATGCATTCTAGTGAAGCAGACCCTGACAAAAACCTTACAAATGCAGGAGAAGAACCAGATTACGCTCCAAGCATACACATCACATACAGTCGTTAAGAAGATTTACTTCGAGACTCTC